GATTCTATCTTGTATATATTCTGCAACATACTGATACTTTTCATGTAAGTTAGAGATATCAATTATATCTAATGTAGGTTTATTTGCTGCATCATCATTAAACGATACCATAAATCTACCTGCATTATCTGTACCTGTGAACTTAGCCTGAAGTAAATCTTCTATTGTTTGTCTTTCTTCAGGTGCTGGAACTCCATTGTTGAAGTTAATCATTACAGAAGGTAAGAAACCATTTGTAATATTATTGTAATGTAAGTTAGAGATTTCTCCTTCACTTAAACCAAATTGTAATGCTGAAATCCAATCAGGTAGTGAATAGTAATACAAACCTGGCGTATAATGTTTGATATAAAGAATTTCCATTTTATCTTTAGATGTTCCAAAAGAAGGAATAGATTTCTTATTTTTTACTGCTCTTGTATCATTCCAATCTGTACAATAGTAATATGTTTTTATTTTAGGTTCATTGTATAACTTTTCTGCTCTTAAGTTCTGAACAGGTATGTGATACATTTTTATAATCTTAGTATGTTCATCATTCCAATATACTTGATATGCTGCATTACCATATAGTTTCAAATCAAAACTGACTCTCTTTGTTTCCTCTTGCGGAATTATCTTAGATAAAATCTCATTAAAGTTTTCATCCTTACTATATAATCCTTTTCCAAATATTAAATCTGCTAATCCTTCAATACATGCTGCGTTTGTTGTACTACAATTATATGCAGTTGTTACTGCTCCAAAGAAATCATCTTGTCCGTATGCACCGAAAGGAACCCATTGATAGCGAGATTTTGTATCTTCACTTACCATTGGTAATCCATTATTTTGAACGTTTACAATACTAAATTTTGTTGTTTGCTTCATATTAATTCATTATGATAAATTCATTAGTACTCTGATGTGAGATGTACTGAGTGTTTTGTGTGTTATATACTGCCTTATCTACTGATTGTGATTGATAAACTTGTAAAGAACCAAACCATATAGGTTCAGTACTACCGCTATTTAAAATCCTTACTCTAAATTCTTGTCCTGTATATGCCCCACTTATACTTGCAGTAAATGCCAATAAGTTTTCATATGATGTAAAAGAAGATGATACTAAACTCGCTGTTGTATTAGTTTGTGTTACCATATCTTGTAAAGACATTGTAAATTGATTAGATGCAGTGTTTTCTGTTCTAATGGTGTATGAGTTAGTATTATTAAGGTAATAACTTAGCATTATCTATTGTTTATATGATATTAACAATTAAGTAAGAGAATATAACTAAGATACATAAAAAAAGGTAGAACTCCAAAGAATTCTACCTTTAATATTTTGTATTCAACCTATCTGATTAGTTAAAAACGATAGTTGGTTGTGAAGATAATCCTGCGAATGGACTAGTTGTTGTTGAACCGGATAAGAAAGCCGCTGGTAATTGTTCCTGACCTGTGAATGTTACTGAATAACCGTAAAGGTCACCCAATGCTCCACCCGTAGAAATTGTACCTGCTGTTACATCTGCACCTTCTCTTTCACCAACTAATAGAGCATCTCCGTTCATTGTCCAAACTACGATTTGAGGTCTACCATAAGCCATAAGCTTTAATTGAGTAGTCATTTCGTTTGTCAATTTCTTAAGATTTAGTGTTAATTCTTGATTAAAGAATGTAGTACCATTTTCTCTACTTGTATTAACTGTTTCAGTATAAGCCGATGTACCTTTCAACTCGTAATAATATACAGTTGAGCCTGATGGAAGTGCAGTGATTTGACCACTACCGTTTTTAGTAAAAGAAGCTGTTGTATAGTTTAGGAAGTATACTCCTTGCAAACCACCTACTGATTCTTTACAAACTTCTTGTCTTCCTTGTGATAAGTTACAACTCATAATGATTAGTTTTTTTGTTTTAGTTAAAAAGGGTGAGTGTTACCCCACCCCTTAATTAGTTGGTTATTAGTATGCTCCGTAGAATACTACATCAGATAGGATACCTACTTGAGTACCAGCTGTATATCTCATTATTACTCTAAAGTTTTGAGAACCGTCTAAGTTTGCCATATCTAATACTCTTACTTCGTTATAATCAGATAATAAACCTGTACCGAAGAATAAGTTAGATTTTTGTGCTACTACAACATCATTTGCTGCTAAACCAGGACAAAATGCCATCTCAATACCGTTGAAGTTTAAAGGTTTTTCACCTACGTTCATTTGGTTGTTGAAACCATTTGCACCTTGTGCTCCACCAGCTAATGCCTGAGTGTAAGCTTTTACTACGTTTGTTGGAGCGTAAATCATTAAATCTTCTTTTCCATAAACTGTGTTAGGGATAGAGTTAACGATATCATTCAACTTAGATAATACGTTAGCTGCAGTGATTGAACCACTAATTGGTGCACCACCAATTAAAGAAGTACCACTGTAAGCAGGAATAACACCAGTTGATGCTGTGATTACACCACCACTAATAGTTGTACTAGCTGATACTGAAGAACTTAAAGTTGCTTCAAAACCACCGAATTGACCATTAGTTGCGTTGTTACCTTGCCAAATAGAGATTTCAGTTGCCTGAGCTACTACACCACCTACATAAGAGATTAAGTAATCAGTAAAGTTTGCAGGAATAGTATCAAATGCACTATATCCTAATTGCAATGCTTCCCAACTGTCTACGAATTCTTGCTTACATAATTGTAAGTTAACTTGTAATTCTTTTGGAGTAATTACTGCTTCAGTTAATGCTACTGAACCTGAAGTTGTGAAGTCACAAGATGCATCATTTACGATGTTTGCAACTGCTAATTTTTGGATAACTTGCTTATACTTTACGTTTGGTAAAATAGTAATGTATTTGTTATCCAAAGTTTTTGCTGATAATAAAGCCGCAGCTATATATTGACCAGCGAACTCACCTGCATACGTTGAAGTAATGCTAGGTTGTTGAAAGTTTTGTACTTTTTTCATTCTTTGAATTTTTTTTAATTAATTATTTATATAATTTAGATAAGAATGAATTCTGAGGTGTATCCACTTTCTTACCAAATCTATTTTTGTTTTCTGTTGATGAGAACTTATACATTTCATCGATTGGAGCACCATCCAATTTAGGTAGGTTTTCCATTTCTTCTTCTTCTTTCATCTCTTCATCATCTTTCATTTTTATCTTACCCATTTCTTCCATCTTCTTTTCCATCTCTTCAATTCTATACGCCATATCTTCGATTTTCTTCATCATTTCTGGCATACCCATTTCTTCTTTATCATCATCAGCTGGAATTGTTTCTGCTTCCTCTGTTTCTTCCATTGGAGTTTCACCTAATTGGACTTCTGATAACATAGATGATGGTTTCAAATCTTTAACTTGTCTTCCAGCTGTATCTTTTTCTTCTTTAACTGTTGGATCTACATAGCCAGTACCAGGATCACCTTCTAATGGTTTTGTTTCGATATCTTCAACTTTCAATTCAACGTTTTCTCTTTCTACAATCTTACCATCTTCTGTGATAACTTTTAAAAGAGTTTCATTTCCTTCTGTATCTTTCAACATAAGTTCGTGAGTTCCGTTTGGTGCTGGAGTTTTAGTTCCATCTTCTGAAACTACAAATAGTTCTTCACCAACATCAAATGTTGCTGATTCAACTATTGTTCCATCCGCTAATTTTGCGTAAGTTAATTCTACTTCTGATTCTAAATTCAAAAGTTTTGCAACTTTACTTAGTACTTGTTTTGCGTTCATAATTATTCTTTTATTTAATATTAACAATATTACTACTAAAAGTAGTTATTTTTAGTTTAATCTTTTATCTATTGAAGTTAGGTTATCATATTCTAACAACAACTCTTTATTTTTCTTTTGGAGATACATAATGTAATCCCACATAGCATCGTTCTCTGCTTTTAATTCAGAGTTTTCTTCTTCCGCTAACTCCAACATTACTTCTAATATTGTTGTATTTTCATTCATAGTTATGCGTTTGAGCCTGAAACTGCAATTGCAGTATCATCAATATTATACCATATGAAAGTAATTCTATCATTAAATTCTTCAAATGTTGTTACAGTTTCTTCTTTTACTTCTTCGTTTTCTTTGTAAATTATTTTCCAATACTCTTGCATAAAATTTATTTTAGTTATTAATAAGTTCCACAACTACCTGTGAAAAAGTTTGTGATAGTTAATGCAGTAGATG